AGCTTTATCTTCACAAGTTTCTAAAAAAGATTTACATACTTTAGTTGAAACAACTCATGCAAATATTTTAATGGGGACAGATCCAGAGTTTGAAGATGGTCCACCGTGTTTAGCTCTTTGTTCTAAGTCTAAATTAGAAGATGGTCGAGACCGTTTTATGTATAACTATATGGTTTTTGCTAAGAAAAAATATAAAGATAAATGGCCTGATCAAGTAATGGCTGCAAATATAAAATATTTAGAAACACCGTGGGATAAATCTCATTTAGATTTAAAAATAAAAGCCTGGAAAGGTGACACTGCAGGACATACTTGTTATGAAGAACCTATCAAAGACAAGTGTATGCGTAGTTTATGTTATTCTAAACCTTTTGGAATAGCTTCAGATGGTGTGTCAGCGTTTCCAGATATAACAAATTTTCAAATAATTAAATACCAAGAACCTGAGTATAGGTTTCAAGTTATAATGCCAAATGATGATAAGATAGAAGTAGTTGTACCCAACACAAAATTAATGACTACACAAAAAGAACTTTTAAATTTAATTTGGGAACAAACAGGAATTTATTTTGAGCCCTTAAAACCAAAAGATTATAGAGCTAAATTAAATGAATGGCGTGGTCCAGGTTGTGAAACAATTGCTCCTCCAAAAGGCACACAAATTGGAGATAGATTAAAAGATGAACTGTATCAATACTGTATAAATGGACCACAAGCTAAACAAAGAAATCAAATTAGAAATGGTGCTTGCTATACAGACAAAGGTCATCATCATTTTAAATTTAGTTCATTCATTGAACATTTAGGAAACAATTGGAAAATTCCACAAGAAAGAATTGCCAGACAATTGGAAAAAGATTGTGAAGTAGAATTTAATTTTTCTTTAAACATAGATGGCAAAACAGAAAAAGTCTGTCGTAGTCTACAACTCCACTTAGACAAGATAGAATACCAACCCGTGGAGAGAAAAGAGAGTAATTACTAATGAAAAAATATAAAGTTATAGGTCCTCCAGGTACAGGAAAAACAAGAAATCTATTACAAACAGTGCAAAAATACCTTGATGAAGGTATTTCGTTAAAAAATATAGGTTATTTTGCATTTACTAGAAAAGCAGCAAACGAAGCTAGAGATAGATTTTTAAAAGTTAACACTGAATTAACTAAAAAAGATATTCCTCATTTTCAAACACTGCATTCTTTTGCTTTTAATCAATTAGGTTTAAAAGAAGAAAATGTAATGCAAGAAGAACACTATAAAAAAATTGGTGAAACTTCTGGTATTCAAATTAAATATGCAAACCATGAGACCAATCAATGGAATGGAATTTTTTCATCGGACAGTGAGTATTTAAGTTTAATAAATTTAGCTCGGGTAAGACAGATAACTCCATTAGAACAATTTGATCGTAATGAGCATTTAACTTGGGTAGAAAGATTTAAATTAGATGCCATTGCTAAAGAAATAGACAGTTTTAAAAAAACTTATGATCTAATAGATTTTAATGACATGATTGAAAGATTTTTAAAATTAGAAAATACTAAAAAATTTCAAGTAGTTATTGTAGATGAAGCTCAAGATTTATCTAAGCTGCAGTGGAGTATGTTAGATAAAATAACAAGAGGTACTGATGCAAGGGTTTGGATTGCCGGGGATGATGATCAAGCTATTTTTGGTTGGGCTGGAGCAGATGTAAAATCTTTTCAAACTTGGGAAGGGAATGAAGTTAGATTAACTAAATCTCAAAGAGTTCCAATTGACATACAAACAAAAGCTTTAGATATTATTACTAGAGTGGGTGTCAATAGAATTCAAAAAGATTATTTGCCAAAACAAGAGAGGGGTGAAGTAATTGAAAGATTTAAATTAACGGATGTAGATATGTCTAAGGGAGATTGGTTAATTTTAGCCAGAACCAATTCATTATTAAAACCTTTAATGCCTATTCTAAAACGTCAGGGTCATTTTTTTGAAACTGCACAGGGAAATAGTATCGGTAAATCTTTGTATGAGGACATTCAAATATGGAACAAAATGAGAAGTGAGGAAGATGTTCCGGAGGTACAATCGCAAAGGGTTTTAGAAAGATTAAGTGAAGTTGATATTACATTGCCTTGGCAAAAAGCTTTTACTAAAGTTGCACCTAGTCAAATTGACTACATGGATGCCATGATTAATAACGGAGAACAGTTAACGGAAGATCCAAGAATAAAACTTTCTACTATTCATGGAGCAAAAGGAGGAGAAGCTACAAATGTTGTATTGTTTTTAAATCAAACAACTAACACAATGAAGGGGGCACAAAAATCTCCTGAAAAACAAGATGAAGAATACAGAGTTTGGTACGTCGCTGTAACAAGATCTGCAAAAAATCTTTATTTAATTAAAGCAAACAATAAATTAAAGGAGTTTAAAATATGAAGTTAAATGAAAAATACAAAAATAAAATATATAATGAGTTAAAAAAAATAGGAGTAATAAATGATAAAGTTAAGCTAAAAGATTTAAATGCTTTTAGTAAACAAATTGGTGGAAACCACTACCAAAAATATAAGATACAACCCAGTAAATTTGTAATTGAAAACGAATTACTTTACCCAGAAGGCTGTGTTATTAAATATATTGTAAGACACAGAGACAAAGGAAAGAAGCAAGACTTAGAAAAAGCAATACACTTTATAGAAATGATAATTGAAAGGGACTACAACTAATGGCATACTTAAACGCAGACATACCACCAATATATTGTAAAGTAAGAAAAGAATATTTGTATGATTTAAAAGAACATCACGGTGAAAGTGAAGACTGTTGTATTTTTGGATTTGCATCTATTACGGATAGAGCATTGTTATTTCATGTTATGTTACCTAACGGTGCATGTTTTTGGAGACTACCTATTTCTGCTTTTTTCCAAGAAAAATTTGAAGTAGAGGATACAGAAAACCCCGCTATTGATCAAGTGCAACTATGGAATTGCTTTAGTTATTATCCTAGTGTACACTGTTTTAGTTTTTTAAGAGGCAAACGAGGAAAGTATTTTGGAAAAGATAAGAAAGATTATCCAGGAGAATATTTATTTACCATTGATTGGGGACATCCAGAAAGTAATATTTTGGATACAGAACATTCTGAAATACCTCAAGAACATAAGTGTGCGCATATACTGGCGTTGGATAATGGAAATTATGCAGCTCAACCCAATAATCGTATTTTGTGGGATGCTCCTAATTACGTTACTGATGGTAGTGTACCAGATTACTCAGTCCAGAGTACTTATTGGAATGTAGAAAATAAAGATTGGTTAACAGAAGACTCTAAAAAAATGTTTTACACAACAGAGGAGAAAAAATAATGAAACCACTTGTATTCAAAGCACAAACAGAATGGGTCAAACCTACTGAGTTTCCAGATCTAAGACAGGCCGAAGTCATTGCAATTGATTTAGAGACTTGTGATCCAGATTTAAAAACAAGAGGCTCGGGTGCAGTGGTTGGTCGCGGTAAGGTTGTAGGTATTGCTATAGCTGTCGATGGTTATTCAGGTTACTTTCCTTTCGATCACGAGGGGGGTGGTAACCTTGAAAAAAGTAAAGTAATTCAATGGTTTACAGATCTTTGTGCCTGTCCGGCAATAAAAGTTTTTCACAACGCTATGTATGATGTGTGTTGGATTAGGTCCATGGGAATAAAAATTGAAGGACAGATTGTTGACACAATGATTGCAGCATCACTAGTCAATGAAAATAGATTTAGGTTTGATCTTAATAGTCTCGGTTGGGATTATTGTGGCCAAGGTAAAAATGAAACAGAATTAAATCAGGTCGCAAAAGAATGGGGACTCGATCCCAAAGCCGACATGTGGAAGTTACCTTCTATGTATGTTGGTAACTATGCTGAACGTGATGCAGAGCTTACATTAAATTTATGGAAAGTTATGCAGAAGGAACTAATTGACCAGGACCTGGGATCTATTTTTGAATTAGAGACAGATTTATTTCCTTGCCTGGTCGATATGAAATTTAAGGGAGTACGTGTAGACGTTGAAGGAGCTCATAAGTTGAAGCAACAGTTAGCATTACAAGAAGAAAAATTACTCCAAAAAGTAAAAAAAGAGACAGGAATAGAACCTCAAATATGGGCAGCACGATCGATTGCCAAAGTTTTTGATAAACTTGGTTTAGATTACGAACGAACTTTAAAAACACAAGCGCCATCATTTACTAAAAATTTTCTTTCTACTCATAAGAATCCTACGGTTAATCTTATAGCAAAAGCTAGAGAGATAAACAAGGCACATACAACTTTTATAGATACTATTATAAAACATGAACACAATGGTCGTATTCATGCAGATATAAATCAAATTAGATCGGATAGTGGGGGAACAGTAACAGGAAGATTCTCTTACTCAAATCCAAATCTTCAACAAATTCCTGCTCGCAACAAGGACTTAGGTCCATTGATAAGATCCCTCTTTATTCCAGAGTCCGGTTGCGAATGGGGGTGTTTTGATTACTCACAACAAGAACCAAGATTAGTAGTTCACTACGCATCTCTCGATCAAGACTCAAGCGTCTTTAATGTAAAAGATTCTTATCTACAAGATGATGCAGATTTTCATACTATTGTTGCGGAGATGGCAGAAATACCTAGAGACCAGGCTAAAACTATTAACCTAGGTTTATTTTATGGTATGGGTAAAGCTAAACTTCAAGCGGAGTTAGGTGTGTCAAAAGAAAAAGCAGATGAATTATTTTCAATCTACCATGAAAGAGTTCCGTTTGTTAAAACTTTAACTAGGTCGGTATCTAATAGAGCACAACAACGTGGACAGATTAGAACTTTACTTGGCAGACTTTGCAGGTTTCATTTATGGGAACCTAATCAATTTGGTATGCACAAAGCATTACCATTTGACCAAGCTGTCCAGGAACATGGTCCAGGCATCAAGCGTGCTTATACTTACAAGGCTTTAAATAAATTAATTCAAGGTAGTGCAGCAGATATGACTAAAAAATGTATGTTGGAGTTATATAAAGAAGGTA